TATACTTGCTGCAAACGAGAACCAGAACGATCTTGAATATATCGCAAATGTTATCGGAATTCCTGATCTTGGACAGCCAAGATATATCAGAAACATAAGGGATATCACTCAGATACAGGATATCTATAAGGTTGGATATTTAGCAAACGGAATCGCATCGATCAATCAGAGGTATGCACCTCAATATACAAGCATCCAACAATATGATGATTATACTCAGAGCAGTGGCGGTGATATTTTATCAGCAGTAGCCCTAGGAACGACATTAGGAGTGATAGGACCAGCTATCATCGAGACAGCTGGCATATTCAATGCCCACTCGGGCATCCTCAAGAATGCTCCTGCATTATCGACTGCTGCAATCAACCAATCTATCAACCTGTATTCGGGATTATCAAGCGGCATCGCTTTGGATCCCAACACGATCAGTGCTGTATTGAATCCGACAGCTACTATACAATCACAAGCTACAACGATAGCAACTTCAGCAATCAGCAGCCTCCTGGGAGCAACGCCTTTAGGAGGAGTATTGAATTCTCTAGGACCTCTGGGTGGCATTGCCATGGGAGTCTTGTTGCAACAAGTTGGCGGAAATGCAGTAGGTAGTTTCATGTCAGAGGTATTAACAGGACAAAGGATTGCATCATCAACGTTGGCAAACAATCCTATGTTGACGCCACCTTCTATGGCGGGCAAAAGTTTCTTCGGTGAGGCTCCGATATCGCTTCCTGCAGTCGATCAGGTGTTCTGTAGGAAGATAGGAGCATTTGGAACTCCTACTGGCGGCACGGGCGTTGTTAGTTTTGGAATGCAGAATTTTGCTTCCATGGGCGGGGCATTATCTATCGCATCTGTAGTATCCAATCTAGTGACAGGATCATCTGCTATTCCATCACCTGCTACTTTTTATGGACAACAGGTAGCTACGATGACATCCGACCTCTGCAATAACATGAATGTTCCTGTAACATCCCTGATCGAGATGAGAAGATCAGACAATGCTATACCATTAATGCTTGGGATGAGTGCTGTTATGGTGGGAGAGAACTTCTCTCCTTTCGGATCTAAACCCATGACACAGGGATGGGCACTAGCATCTTCTACTGCCAATGACATCCAAAAATACAATCCGCAGTATCTAAATGCTTGTCGGACATCATTATAAATATACGATGGCAAGCACCGTATTTTATTCAGATATACCTACTAATTTTGATATCCATCCTGTCAAAGAGGATCTGGTATTGATAACCAATGAGGTTGCGGTAAAAAGATCTATTCGTAACTTACTATTGACAGATCCTTACGAGAGGTTCTTTAATCCGGGATTGGGTTCGGGCATACGCCAGACACTGTTTGAGAATATAAGTCAAGATACCGAATACGTCTTAAAAGAGAAGATTGCAGACACTATAAACAATTATGAACCCAGAGCTCGACTTATAAGCATCACAGCAAAAGGTTTTCCTGATAATAATGCTTATGAAGTAACTATCGTATTTTCGCTAGTAAATAATATATCACCAATAACATTAGATTTCGTCTTAAGAAGAGTAAGATAAATGGCCAATACAGGATTCCTAGACGTTTCAGAATTAAGTTTTGACGGTATCAAAAACAACCTTAAGACCTTTATGAAATCTAAGACACAATTTAAAGATTATGATTTTGAAGGATCTAATCTCAATTCTCTGTTAGATGTCTTGTCATATAATACTTACATGAATGCTTTCTATCTTAACATGATAGGCAGCGAGATGTTCTTAGATTCTTCGCAGTTAAGAAATTCAATCGTATCTCATGCAAAAGAATTAAATTATATACCGAGATCTAGAACATCCGCAAGAGCAAAGGTTACCTTTGCTATCAATACAGGTGGCGATATTCCTATCAATGTTGTTATTCCAGAAAACTATACTATTAGAACTATTATTGATGGAATCAATATGGATTTTACTACTGATGAATCTATAACTGTCAACAGATCAGATGTAGGATATGTTAGCGATTCTGTATATGTTTATGAAGGCAAGATCGTATACGAATTCTTTACTGTTGATGGAACAGTACGATACTCGTTAGATTCTTCCAACATCGATACTAATAGTATCAGAGTTACTGTGATCAATTCAGCATCTGATACTTCTAATACAATATACACAAAAGCAGATACGTTATACGGACTGACTTCAAATTCAGAAATATACTTTGTTCAAGGCTATAATAATGATCAATATGAGATCGTTTTTGGCGATGGAATTTCTGGTAAAGCATTGGCTAATGGAAACATAGTAAAGGTCAAATATAGATCTACAAATGGAGAGTTAGGTAACAAAGCTGTTAACTTTGCGATATCTACTGCGGTAGGAGATACATCGTCATATCCTGTCACCGTGACAACTAATATTTCTGCTGCAGATGGATCAGAAAGAGAAACGATAGAATCTATCAAATTAAATGCTCCGAGACATTTTGCTGCTCAGAATAGAGCTGTCACCAAGGATGATTATACGACGCTGATCATCGAGAAATATCCGCAGATCAAAACTGTCAATGTATACGGAGGAGAGAATGCTATTCCTCCACAGTATGGCAAAGTAATTATCAGCATGATTCCATACGGTAATTTTCCTGTCGTCTCTGCAGAACTAAAGACGGATATCGTTGCATACTTAAGAACAAAAAGCATTACAACAGAACCTGTGATCAAAGATCCTGAATACATGTATATCGAGATTCAATCTGCTGTTAGTTATAATCCTTCATTAACTGCTAAAAGTATACAGCAACTTAAATCAGATGTTTTAAGCAAAGTTCAGTCATATGAAACAACATATCTGAATGATTTCGGAAACGATCTTCGTAAATCTAGATTGTCTTCCCTGATTGATTCTGCAGACACTTCAATTGTCAGCAATCAAACAACGCTTAGAACAATATACGCCATCGTCCCTACAAAAGGCATCAAACAGAGAATTGCCTTTTCTTTCTCAAATCCTTTAGCAAGACCTTTACGAGCTCCTTATATTGTTAATGAAACTGAATGTATCAGAAGCAGCTTGTTTGATTATTTTAAAGATGGCGTATATTACAATTCTACCACACCTCAGGGACAGGTTACTCTGAGTGATGATGGTAATGGATTTCTTAGATTGTATTATATAATGTATGATAAGATCACAGATACAATAGTTCAACAGATATTAGAATCTAATATAGGAACTGTCAATTATGATACAGGTGAATTGGCATTTGATCTCAATCCTTATGATTATGATACGAATATCAAGATATTTGCTAAAGTAATAAATGATGATATTGTTGTACAAGAAAGCAAATACCTCAAGATAGATTATGATGAGGTATCAATAAACGTAACCGCATATAGACAATAATGATCACAGATTTAAAAAACATTGCCCCGTTAGTAAAGCACCAGTTTCCTGACTTTTATAGAGAAGAGGGTGACAATTTTGTCCAGTTCATCGCTGCTTATTATGAGTGGATGGATGAACAAGGACCTATAGCAAAATCTAGAAATCTGATTGAGACATCAGATATCGATGGTGTGAGCGAAGAATATATAGATTTTTTCTTTTCAAAATATATGAATGGCATTCCTAAAGATGTGCTTTCTGATAAAGCTCTTCTAGAAAAACACATATTAGATGTGTATAGATCAAAAGGTTCTATAGAAGGTTTGAAGTTATTATTCAGACTTCTTTATAATCTTGAGATAGAAGTATTTGTTCCTCAAGATGATGTTTTGATGTTATCTGATGGAAAATGGTCTAGAAAACAATATATTGAAGTGGAAGAAAGATCGTTAAATTACGCATACGATAACAAACTAATACGCGGAACAACCTCCGGTGCTACTGCATATGTAATGTCAGTGGCTAAAATAAATCAACAAGTAAATTCATCTCATATCCTATATCTAACTGATATAGTGCCAGGTCCTAGCGGAGATTTGTTTGTTCCTGGTGAATATGTGATGTACGAGGGCCTGGATATCAGGCAAGCAACGTTGATACGAGGATCTGTTGTTGGCGCAATTGTATCGGGTTCAGACGAGAATCATGCTCCCGGTGATATATTGACTACCGAAAGCACGTCTGGATCTGGATTGCAGTTTGAAGTAAAAACAATATTAGATCCAGAACAAGCAAAAGGCTATATCAATTTTAAATTACTCAAAGGTGGATATGGTTATGCTGTAGATAGTCCTGTTACAGTGACCAGGAAATTTGCTTCTGAAGGTTCAGGTGCAGGATTCAAAGTAGGATCTATCTCTAACACATCTCTTTTTACATACAACACCAATCTGATTGATCCAGAAGCAAACACTATCATCGCTCCTGCCAACACACAGTTTAATGCTAATAGTGCTGTAACTGGCGGAGCAAGCACAGGATTATCTACAGACGCAAACAGCACGATAACAGTAACCAATTCTAACACGTTTCAATATGGTAGAGGTGTAGTATACAGAGCTCTTGAAGGAAATACAGCAATAACAGGTCTTGCTAACAATACTTTATACTATGTACAGCATTCGAATAATACTGTGATTGCTCTCTCGACAACTGTAGGCGGATCAAGGATAACGCTGACTCCTGCCACCAGAGCTGGTGTACAAGCAAATGGACATTATTTTCAAGCAAATACTCAATTTAGCGCAAATCTTAATGTTGGGACTATTGATTCTGTTCTGGGTAACTGTCTTGCTGATACTACCATGCTAATAGGAACTATAAAATCATTGAGAGCTATCACATCAGGAGATCGCAAATATAATGGTTCAGTTCAACCCACAGTATTTGAAAAAAGAGTGTGGGGATATAACATAGTAGATGAGGATGGAGAATTATGGGGCAACAATGCAATTGTCTCTGGTGGGCTTGCTTCAGGTAACGGTGTCATATATGATGTATCTTTATTATCGTCTGGATATACTTTCAATACTGAAGGTGAGCAAATAGAATTTACCAATCAATCAAATACTGATTTTACAGCTGTGCTGGATATGATAGTTGGTGGTATTGCTACTGAAGAAGGCGAATGGTTAGATAATAGCGGGTTCTTAAATTCCGATAAATATGTTACGGACAGCGATTACTACCAGGAATTTTCTTATGAAATACAAGTAGAAAAATCATTAGATAAATACATCGATGTAATTAAAAAACTAACTCATCCTGTCGGAAACAAAATGTTTGGCAAACCATTGATAATAGACACAAATAAATTTGATCAGAATATAATAGCAGAAACTACTACAACTTATAATGCCAGAGGCGTTATAATTTCATCAGGCGGGTAATACCATGGCTGGAATATTTAATAGAAACATTAAAAATAAATTCATTGAAGAAATGAAAAGTGATATTGCTGGATCTGGATTATCAGTCTCAAAGATTAATATAACAAATAATGGTACTGGATATGCTGCTAATGCATCTATATTGTTTAGTACAGGAAATGCACTTGCGGATGGTATAGCAGATAACACAGGTAAGATTTTAAATACCAATATCATATTTGCTGGCGCAGATTATGATATAAATCCAAATCTTACTTTTTCTGCTCCCGTAATTACTTCTTTTAATGCAAATAGTGCTGTTACGGGTGGATCAAGCACTGGGTTAACTACGGATGCTAACAGTACAATTTCAGTATCAGTATTATCTGCTCAATATGGAACAGCTGTATTTCAGGCAGGTGATCAGATCAGATATATTGTTGCTGAGGGTAATACAGCGATAAGTCCTATAGTATCAGGTGTAATTTATTATGTTCAGCATGCCAATACAACAAAGATAGCTTTATCCGAAACAAGTGGCGGTCCTAGAATAACACTTACAAAAGGATTGACACAATCTGGACACTTTCTACAAGGCATCACTGCCACCGGTAACACCACAGTTGTCAGCACTGGTTCGAATTATTATGTTACCTTTGGTAAATTTTTTGAATGGCCTGATGATTCAAATCCTCCTGTTACCAATACTTCTATAAAAGAATCGTTCTATAACGTATACTCTAATATATTATTTGGCAAAAAAGTATTAGGATCTGATATTGGATATATAGCAAACAGAATCACATGGACAGGTAATACTGTTTATGATTACTATTCGCATCTAGATCCTGATCTCTATACTAAAAATTTCTATGTAATTAATAATAAAAATAGAGTGTATAAGTGTCTATTTAATAATTACGGAGTCAAATCTACTGTACAACCAGATACTACACAGACGAGTGGTGATTTTACTACTACGGGTGACGGATATGTCTGGAAATACTTGTTTACAACTGATTCAGCATCCAGGAAAAAGTTCGATACTGTTGATTATTTTCCCGTAGTTCCAAATTCAACAGTTGCAAGAGCCGCCATAAAAGGCGGATTGCATGTGATGGTCATAGATAATGCTGGTAAGAATTATATCGATGCTAATGGAAGCATCGATCAAGTAATCACCAATAAAAGTTTTAAAATAGCAAACTCTGGTGCTTCGATCATCAATGGAGCATATGGTAAATCTGCATTCTATGTTTATTCAGGAACAGGTTCGCCTGCATTGTCTGTTGTTGATTCCTATGTCGTTAATACGTCTGGAAAGTTTGTCACTACTTCAACTGATATTGTAGGCTTGGATAGCACATCTTTATATAGAATGTCTCCTCAAGTTAAAATAACAGGAGATGGTACGGGTGCTACTGCATATTCTACTATCAATGCCAACACAGGTGCTTTGACAGCTATAACAGTAGAAAACAAGGGCAGAAACTATTCGTATGCAGACATTACTATCATAGCTAATTCTGAATTTGGATCACTTGCTTCTGCCTATCCTATAATATCTCCTCCTGGAGGACACGGATCTGATGTTATATCAGAATTAGGATCCGATGTATTGGGTCTTTCTGTAGAAACATCCACAACAGATGAATTTCCATCATGGGCAAAATATAGACAGATTGGATTGTTATACAACCCTTCTTCTTCATTAGATTTGAGCACTTTAAATAGCAATAAATTTAATAACATGTTAAATTTTAACTTGTTTAATACTACGAACATATTCAATTCGGGTGATACAGTAAGCGGGTTAAATAGCAGAGCTACTGCTACTGTTGCTTATATGAACACTACTAGTATGTACGTGTTGGGTGTGATCGGCACATTCCAACCATATGAAACCGTTTTATCGAAAGATACCGGTAAAACATGTACGATTACTGTTATAAATATTTCAGACATAGTGCCATATTCAGGCGAGATATTCTATTATAAAAATATTCAACCTATTGATAGAACTGGCATTACTAAAGAACAAGTTAAACTATATCTTAATTTTTAAGGAAGTATGATGGCTGAGTTACAAACTAATTTTAATGTCGCTCCTTTTTATGATGATTATGACGAGGATAAACAGTATTATAGGATGCTGTTTCGTCCAGCAACTGCTGTGCAAGCAAGGGAGCTAACTCAGCTACAGACAATGATGCAGAAACAAGTCTCACGATTTGGAGACAGCATCTATAAAGATGGCAGTATCATCGAAGGTTGTAACTTTACTGAATATCCAGATCTGCCTCAGACTAAATTTACTGATGGCAATACGTCTACTATCGATTTTACTTTAATTGTAAAAACTGCTACTGATGTAGCAAACTCACAATCGCATCTGACCAATTCTTATCTCCTTGTTTCCAATACAACTGGTTTGAGAGCAGCTGTTTTTCAAGCATTTGTAGGAGCAGAATCTGTTGTCAATCAGGGATCTTCAGACACAAATAGAGCTTATGTATTATATCTAAATTCTGGAAATAATTCTGGACAAGAAGTAAAAACATTTAATACTACACAAGAACAGATCGATGTATATACACCATTTCAAGATAAACAAGGTCCGTTAGTTGCTTCTAACAAATCTGGAGTGATTTATACGCTCTCTTCTAATAGCACAGTAAACGCTTTGGGTGTGGGATATGGTATCCATGTGGGCCAGGGAATAATATACCAAAAAGGATTCTTTCTAAAGACACTTGCTGATAATTTTATGGTGCGAGAACATAGCTCCAATACTATCGGTATGAAGGTGGGATTTAATACAGCAGAATATATTGTAAAGCCCGCAGAAGATAATACTCTATACGACAATTCAATCGGAAGCTCCAATCAGAACGCTCCGGGTGCATACAGATTAAAATTAGTACCTTCTCCTATAGCATATGATTCTCTTGATCCTACTATAACTATACCAAAAGATTTTCTTCCTATTATAGATTATGATAGTGCAGATGGTCGTCCTGTGGTTGTTAAATCTAACTTAGAACTCAATCGTCTTGGAGATCTGATTGCCACAAGAACAAAAGAAGAATCTGGTGATTATATTGTAAAACCTTTTCAGGTCAACGTTGAAGCATCTGCCAATTCTCAGACATTCTATTATACTACATCTCCTGGTATCGCTTATATCGATGGATATAGAGTAGAGTATCTGTCTACAAAAAGAATAGAAGTAAATAGAGCAATATATTCTGAGTCTCTTAAAAATTTAAGAGCAACTGCTAATTTTGGAAATTATGTTAAGATCAGAGATGTTGTGGGAACATTTGATATCGGCGGCAATCAAGATATAGGAATCTATAGCGCCAATCAGTTTGCGATCTCACAGAATCCTAGCACAACAGCTCCGTTGGGTACGCTAGTAGGCAATGCAAATGTCAAAGCAGTCACATTTAATACTGGAACAAAAGGTACAGGAACTGCTGAATATCTGCTTTATCTGAGCAATATCAGAATGAGAGCAGGATATTCGTTTGCAACTAGCGCTAAAAGTTTTTATGTGAATGGAACTTTTGGTAAGATTTGGGCTGATATATACCAAGCAAATAACAAATCCGTTGTATATGAGTCTGCAAGTAAATTGCTTTTATTGGATACTGGATTTAAAGGATTAAAGACTCTTACTAGCAATACAAGCAATATTGCTAATAATGATACTTCTTACATATACAGATCAACGTCTGCATTAACAGCATTATCAAGAGCAAGCAGTTCTGTTGCTTCTGCAACAATAACATTGGCTTCAGATCAATATAATTATGGTGTCGGAACTGTGGGTGATACCATTGATGAAGATATCCATGTGATGTTTGCACAGGATACATTTTCTAATCTGTATGCAACAGCAACATTAACAAGACCCACAATAACAACAGAAGTAGCCGCAACTGGCACTTTCAATTCTGTTGTCTATGCTGGCGGTGTATCCAGAGTAGCAACCGCAATTGGTATCGGAACTGCAGCACCCTGGATAACAAATTTTGGTGTTACTAATGACCAGAATCCCAAAGCAGGAGAAACAATTCAGATCATAGCATCTGGCGGCGGCACAACATATCATAGCGTTGTTTCTGTAACAGCTGCTAATGTGATGTTTGTTACTCCAATCGCTCCTGTGAGCGCGGCCACTGCAGCAATATACAAGTATCATAAAGCCGGTTCGTATGCAAACTTTACCGGCTCATCAAATACTTTAAATTTTAGCGGAACTCCCGTGAGAACATTGACCGCAAACATGGCAATGAATTTGTTTCCTGAGTCAAGCACGAATTATAACGTATATGCACAGATACCTTCTGCTAGAAACAATGCTGTACCGATATTAAAAGTTGTAAATAAAAATACACACATCGGCATCAATTGTGCTTCTCATTATGCCAATACAGTCGGTCCGTGGTCATTGGGACTGCCTGATGCGTTAAAGATCACAGCAGTATATGTAGGAACTAGCTTTGCTAACACAAACCCAAATAGAGTTGATTGGTTTGAATTGGATAACGGTCAACAAGATAACTTTTATGGAATTGCTCAGCTTAAATTAAAACCTACATACAAGACACTGATATCTTCTACTAGCAGATTGTTAGTAACACTGAATCATCTGACACCCAATATAACATCTTCTCAGGCAACATTCTTTTCTGTGGATTCATATCCTATAGATGATGCTAACACAGCAAATACTCAAGCAATCGCAACCGCAGAAATTCCGTTATACACATCTGTCACTGGTGATATATACGATCTGAGGAATTATATCGATCTCAGACCTGTTCTTGCTAATACAGCAAACGTATTCACATCAAGTGCTATACCGGGACTTACTATTAATCCTGCCAATAACCAATCGGTATATTATTCCACTGTGGGTGCTAAACTTGCTATCGAACCCGATTCTAATTTCTCTTTTAACGCACAGTACTACCTTCCTAGGATGGATGCGCTAATGATAAATAAAGAAGGGGCCTTAATAGTAAAAACAGGTGCAGCTGCGTTCAATCCTAGACCTCCTACGTTAAATAACTCAGGAATGAAAATTGCTGATATATATGTTCCTCCTTATCCATCTCTAACATTCCAAGAAGCAGAGTAATATGACATACGGTAGAAAAGATTTAGCAGTACAAGTTGGCATTCAAAAAGCCAAAGGGTATACTATGAAAGAGATTAGTGCATTGGAAGCACGTATTAAAAACATAGAATATTATACTGTTCTTAATGCCTTGGCGCTTGATACTCAGACGACTTCTGTGATCAATACTGGAACACAATTAGAGAGATTTAAGAACGGAATATTTGCTGATCCTTTTAACGATAGCTCTATATCTAGAGTAGAAGATGCTGAATTTAATATGGCAGTCAGTTCTAGCAAATCTATTGCCAGACCCAATGTCAATCAAGTTTTTCCAGGATTTGCTTTGGACACAGATTCTAGCAGCAACGTACAATCTTCAGGCAAGGTATTAACAATCAGCTATACCAACGTGAATATTGGCGGAAATCCTTATGCTTCTATATACAGAAATTCAGCAGAGACATTTTATAGTTTCAGAGGTTCTTTAGCTTTATTTCCTAGCTATGATGGGACTAATGTGGGTATTAATGCAGCCCCGCAGACTATTTCTGTGGATGTGGCTGGCGGGTTTATTGCTGCAGCATCTGCGGGTTCATTTCAAGATATAGATACACTGCAAGGGTCTCCTGCAATAGTAAAAGAAGTTGGATTAACTAACTATTGGAATTCTACAGTAACACAGACAATCAGTGATATTGCTGTTCAGACACAGACGATAACACAAGATGTAGGTCAATATGTCACCAACGTGTCTCAACTAGAATATATGTCAACAAAAACTATAGCTATCATAGGAAAAGGCCTGAGACCCAACACAAAGGTGTATGCTTATTTTGATTCCAAGACGGTTTCTTCTTATTGTGCTCCTGCAACACCAGCAAGCGCATATGCTCTATCTAATGGAAGCCTAAATCCTGCAACATTAGCTTCTATTAATACGTTGCCCAATCCTGCTATAATATTAAATCAGACTGGAGCTCTTGGATCGCAATTAACGACAAATAGTCTAGGAGAAGTGTATGTTCTTTTCTTCCTTCCTGCAAATACATTTAGAGCAGGCGAAAGAACATTTATTATTAATGATACTGATGATGCTACTGCTGCTTCTGCAATTACTAGTAGTGCAGAAGGAGTATATAAATCATCTGCACTTTCTGTGACTACTCAACAAGTAGGATTTTCAATCATACAACCAACATTTACACCAAGCACTGTTTCTAATGAACTAGCACCATTGGCATGGACCACAGAAGATCAACTTCCTGATATTAATAATTATATAACTAATAATATTAAGAACATAACTAATATTAATAATAATAATGGTGGTAATAATAATAATGGAGGCGGTTGTTGTTTTGATCCAGATGCTCTAGTTACAATGGCAGATGGTAGTTTTAAGAAGATCTGTGAGATTGAGATCGGTGATCTTGTTGCTGATGGAACTGACGGAATCAATACAGTCATAGGAATCGAAGCTCCTGTTCTTGGAAACAGATTGATGTATTCTTTCAATGGTAACTGGGCGTTCGTTTCAGAAGAACATCCTATCATGACTTCAGAAGGTTGGGGAGCGTTTGATCCTGACAGCTGGGCTGTTGAAGAAGAGTTTATTGGTAGATTAGTCAAGATTGTTATCGGATCTAAGATTCTTAAATCAGATGGAACATATGAGACAGTAGAATATATCGATCACAAAATCATGCCAGAAGATTACGTAATTTACAATCTGTTGTTGGATGGCGATCATATGTATAATGTCGAAGGTTATGTTGTGCATAATAAAGCCGGCGATAATAGTACTAGTTATAATAATGCCGAGATGGGGCCTGGAACAAGCTGGGATGGTAACGGACAGGGATATACTGGTCAAACTGGTACTAGCTGTTATTTTTAAAAAGGTAAAAATACAAAATGTTATTAAACGGAAATCCATTAGCTCAAACATTTACGATTGAAGGAACTGCTTCAATTGCATTGCCGGGCATTTTCTTAACTCAAATAGGAGTTTTTTTTAAAAATAAAAGTGCTACGGCCGGTGTGTCTTGTGTAGTTTGTGAAACTATTAATGGGATTCCTAACCCTGCAAAAATAATGGGAGTTTCGTATAAAACGGCTAGTAGCGTTACCGTAAGCGAAGATTCTTCTTCTGAAACTATATTTACATTCAACACACCCATTATGGCTGCATCAGGTCAAACTTATGCATTTTATGTATATCCTGAATCCAATAGCCCTGATTATAATATATGGGTTTCTGAGATAGGTGGTGTAGATAAGATCACTGGACGAGCTATCACGCAACAGCCGTATCCTGGAGTTATGTTCATATCTTCTAATGGTAATACATGGACTCCTGTACAGACACAGGATATCAAGTTTAATCTTTATAGAGCTAATTTTGCCCATACTACAGGCACGGCTGTATTTAGAAACGCAAAAGAAGAATATCTTAGTTTAAATCTGACAGCTGGTATAATTAAGAAAGCAACCGGAGGTCAGATACAGACAGGTGATGTTGTATATGCTGCTAATGCTACAAGTTTATCATCCATATTGACATCTGATAATACATTATATCCCAAGGCAACTGTCAAATCAGTGGATGAGATTCGTGGAATATTATTTTTAGAAAATACGAATGGTCTGTTTAGTGTAACAGCGCCAGATTATAGCAATATCAGAATTTATAGAACTCCTGATCCAGCAAATACATCATATATCACAGAAACATACAGAGTTGCTAATGCCACAATATCAACGATAGATGATCTGATATATCATGGGCTGATTCCTAAATTTACAATGTCTGAGCCTTCAGGAACTTATATTTCTTCCGGATATTATGGAACAAGCAATAGCACATTATCAAATGCCAAAGACACAACAAAGGTAGCCCCTAAAAACGAATCACTTTACGAATTTAGAGACTTTGAAAGAGTTGTCAGAAGTTATTCTAATGAAGTTAAGAATGGTACTTACGGAACAAAAGGCACAGCAACTTTTGAACTTGAGTTAAATTCATTCACACCGTATCTTTCACCTGTTGTTGATCTGCAAACTAAAAACATCAATTATACGCAGAACATAATCAATAATGATGAGACCAATGAATGGACCAGATATGGTAATGGCAGAAGCAAATATATCTCCAAGACTGTTTTGCTTGATGCTATATCAGAAGATCTGCTTGTTTATGTTACAGGATATAGGCCTGTGGGAACAAATATCAAAGTATACGGTAAATTTTTAAATTCTGTTGCTGATCCAGGATCATTTGATACAAAAGTATGGACAGAACTATCACCTAAGAATGATACAGGTTTGTTGTTTGGATCACCTAAAAATCTAGAAGATTATAAAGAATATGTTTATGGTGTTCCTGTCAGCGCATCACAACCTTCTGGAAATACCACTCTATCAGCATATGCAGATTCAGTAGGTAACATTGCACTAGATGTTCCTCCGGGTACGCTGACTTATTATGATGAGGTAGGAACTATAATCAGAGGATTTGATACGTTTTCTATCAAGATATTGTTACTGTCAGATGATATGGTCAAGTATCCTACAATGAAGGATGTCAGAGCAATTGCATTACAGATATAACAGATGAAAAAACCAGCCGGCATATCAGACACGTTTGAACCACAAAGAAACAATCCTGGTGCTTTGTTAAACAAAGATTTTACTGGATTAGAAGCTTATAAAGCACAAAGAAAACGACATTTTGAGACAGAACAGAAATTAAGTGAAATAAATACATTAAAGGAAGAAGTTAGTTCGATAAAAAACGATCTAACTAGCATTAAAGAATTATTAATAAAGGTATTGGAAACCAGATGACAGCACTAATTGCTAACGTAGTACAATCTACAGATTCTTTTGGTCAGTGGTTGGCAAAAACTAACCAATTGATAACGGTGATTTCAAACACGGCTGTTACTACAAATTCTAATACTGCTGTCGGTAATGCGGCTATCTCAGGAACATTTGTCTCTGGCGGTTCCCTGATATCTAACACAGGATCTTTTAGAATAGGTACTAGTACTTCTAATGCATTCATGAATGCAACATCGTTTGTGATCAGATCTTCAGCCACTGTCAATACAGTCATAACAGATTCTGGCGTATATCTAAGCGGATCAGTTTATTATACGGATGCAGTAGCAGCGATTGGCAATTCGAGCATAAGAAGCGCAAATGTTACTACAGATAACATCATATTGAAAAATAGTTTAAGATTGGGTAATACTTATCTTTCTACATCGAGAGCAAATACGAATCAGATATACGCAATAAATTCGGCATTGGTGGGTGATTCGCAAGCAAATACATATCTCACTCGAGATGGACTGCAGATTTTTAGAGTTGATACTCCTCCTGTGACTCCGGGTGCAGGGTTCACTAACGCTAATATGACATATAATACATTATGGATCAAAAATATTAATGCAAATACTATCACTACAGGAACATTAAATATATCTGGTAGTGCTACAGAATTTCCGGGAAATACACATTTCCTAGGACAGAATAACTATTTCAGATACGGATTGACTTCTAATGCAAACATAAAACTGATCAATGGTAGCATCGGGATTGGAAATACTAATCCTGCTGCACCTTTACATATAACAACATCATCTGCGGGAGCAGGTATAATAGTAGAATCTACTGATTCTGGTGCTAGTACCGGTCCTGATATCGTGTTTCGTAGGAGCAGTTCATCTCCAGCTGCAGGAGATAATCTCGCAGGAATCTTCTGGCAAGGTAATAACAGCACCGGTACAATCACGAATTATGCCCAACTCATTTCAGAAATAGCATCACCTACATCTGGAGCAGAAGGCACTAATGTTTTCTTGACACAAAAAATAGCCGGTGCTGATACTACGACATTATATATTAAAAGTAATGGCAATGTCGGGATTGGCACAAGTTCACCAACTCAAAAAGTTAGCATTGCCGGAGGGCTTAGTTTTAATAGCGCACTTTCTTTTACAGGCTCTGGTTACGAAATTGGGAAAGACGGAGCGGATTTTTTGTGTTTCTCGGCTGGGTCTTCTGGTACACGATTTGTCAATGCTTCTACTGCTACTGAGTTTATGCGTATATCGACAGCTGGTAATGTCGGAATCGGAACAGCCTCGCCATCACAAAAACTGCATGTTGTTGGAAATGCATTAATATCAGGTGCTGCAACTGTAACTGGAGCAACTGCAGTAGGTAGCACTTTAGCAGTAACTGGAGCAACTACAGTAGGTGGCGCTTTAGCAGTGACTGGAGCAACTACCGTCACTGGAGCAACCACATTAAGTACTCTCACTGTCAGCGGAGCATCTACTCATAATGGACAAGGAGATTTTACGGCCCTACAAAATGTCGGAACATTAAGAACTTCAAGTGCATCGCTAGGAGGTATTGAAGTAAGGTCTGCTAGCACTAATGATGCTGCTTTCATGACATTTCATAGACCAGGTAACTATGCTTCATACTTTGGCATTGATACGGATAATTATTTTGCTGTAGGAGGATGGAGTGCTGGTGGAGCATTGGCTAATTTTAAATGTAATATTTTTAGTGCGGGTGGTGCGATAACTGCAGGTGGCAATATTACTGCGTACTTCTCATCGGATGAGAGATTGAAAGAAAATGTCGTTAATATCTCTAACCCATTAGAAAAATTAGCATTGCTTAATGGTGTCACATTTGATTGGAAAGATTCATACATCGAATCCCAGGGTGGGTTAGATGGCATGTTTGTTCGTAAGAATGATGTGGGCATCATAGCACAAGATCTCGAGAAAGTATTACCACAGCTTGTGGCAGAACGAGATGACGGATACAAAGCAGTCAAGTATGATAGGATCGTTGCTCTTCTAATCGAAGCAGTAAAAGAACTCAAAGCAGAAGTAGATAGCTTAAAAAATGGCAATTAAAACAAACATAACTGTAGATCAGGGTGCTAACTTTGCTTATAACGTGTATCTCGTCGATGTAGATGGAAATCCGTTTGATCTGACAGGATATAGTGCTAATTCTCAAATAAGAAAGACGTATACGTCTACGACTTTCAATACGATAAGCACAACAGTCAATGCAGCTGCAGGATCGATCACGTTGACAATGAATTCTGTCATCACAGCAAACCTATCATCAACGAGATATGTGTATGATCTAGAAGTGTATGCTAATAATGTGACATCTAGGATAATAGAAGGTTTTGTCACAGTGAACCCCGGAGTCACTCGCTGATGCGTGACTCTAAGATAACTGTATCGAAGTTCAATAACATATTGGTGACGACTGCTAGGTATGCGCCGCTACAGACGACAATCATCGTTAAATTGATCAATCAGACTATAGAACCCATATCAGTCCTAAAGCAGGAAGCGACTGATATGTTAGGCACGCTTCCTGCTGTTCCTAGAGATGCGCCGATAGTCCCTGTCTACTGAACTCGGAACGTATAAGATCCTGTATGGTCGCACAGTATCGTCGTATCTGCGTATATCTCGAATCCTTTTTCCTTTGCCTTCTTGGCAAAATATAGATCTTCAGAGAATGTGTTGTTGTGATCTATCGCTGACTTATAGACGAACTGCGGATATCCGATATCTGCCATCACTTGTCTCTTGACAAGAACACAGCCGAATCCACAAGCTCCGATACGAACTAATCCTTGTCCTCGGATCTTTTCCCATTCGACATGTGAATATCCATCCCTATCATTCTCTTCGAATATCTCTAGAGTCTGTCTATCAGGATTACGCTGCCTATAGATACCAGACACTACATCCTTGTCGTGTGACAATAACTTCTCTAACGTATCTGATGCAAATGATACGTCATAGTCGACTGCAAACAGATAATCGAATCCTTTGACGACCCAATCAGCGATCAGGTTGCGTACCTGATCTACATTATACCCGTAAAAATGCTGATATGTTGTCTCATATCCTTCAGGTACTCTCAGATCATATATCGATTTAAAGGTGTTGGGTTCGATGTTCTTTGCTGTAGGAATCGCGATTAATATCTTTTTTTTCATGACGTTCTTTACAACCATTTCTTTTGTTTGAACCATTTCTACATTCATAGGACGTGGTGTAGAATTTACTTCTACTTTGTTTATTTGGATCTTTGCATCGTTAGCAATTTTACTAGCATTTTTGTTTTGAAGTTCACCATTGACTTTATAATCGTTCAATGGGTTCTTGTCATTATAGAGCATGACGATATCCTGCACGACTTTGATCTTATCAGGATTAGCTCTTTCTATTATATTATAGAATGTGGCATTGTCGCCGCCTGCTTTGAACCATTCTCCGTTCTCATCTTTAAATACAGAATCATCAATAAAGTTCAACAACTCTCTACGGAATGTCCTGAGATGAGGATACGGCATTCCCCAATTGAACTTATATTCTCGATAGCTCTTAGTGTCTCTGATCGCCTTTGGATACGGTTGAGCGATCAGCGGAATGTTATCCGCTTCTGACCAACAGCTTCCATATGAGTAATCCGTCTTACCATCAGCGTAGAGATTATTGTAGAAATTAAATATGTTGTTATCGTTAATTAATGCGTCATCACCATCGAGGAGCATCACGATAGTGTCCAGACCGAATACATTTTTAATCGTGTTTATCTGATTATACACAGCACCTTTATTCTCATTATTAGTAATGACGGTGATCTTTGATCTGATATCTTCTGGCAATGTCTTTAGCTTATGGTTGATCGCAAACTTGGCACCGTCAGTGCTAGCATCATTGATCAGATACATCGTCCAGTTGTTGTAGTTCTGTGTAGCAACAGAATCGATGCACCTGAGGATATATTGCTCTGCATTAAAGAAAGGCGTGATCACAACAATATGCTGTTCTTTATTCTGTGTAAACGTGTTCCATTCTTCATTGTTGCTGAACCTACGACCGAATACTTTATGGATTCGATCATTGATATAAGACACTTTACGATATTCATCCGCAGGAAGGTAATGATTTAATTCTTTAAAGAAATGTTGCTTCCATTGCAGAGCAACCGTATCCCAGGTAGAGATATCCTTGACTATGTTGCAATAATATTGTTTCTGCTGATGCAGATAAGGATTATTATACGCAGTAAGAACTAATCCGGCAAAACGCTCACACTGAGTTTCTATATTGATATCTCTGAATAGACTATTTGGTTCGATAGCATAGTCGATAAAATAAGACGCATTGCCTATAGCAGTCTCTTCCAATGCACCAAATCTAGTGGCCACTAGAGGTGTATTATATGCGAGCGATTCTAATGTAGAGATGCCAAACGTTTCTGGGAATGCTCCCGGATAAAGGAACATAGATGCTTCAGACAATATCTCGGCAATCTCTTTCTGAGATATAATGCCTGTAAACTCGATTCCGAGAACTTTATATTTCTGATCTTGGATTAGCTTCTGATGTGTCTCACCTTGAGCATCCAGAGGTCCGTCAGAACGAAACCTATAATACCCGCCAATCACTTTCAATCGTGCTTCTGGTATATGCCTTTTGATCCTAGGCCATACCCTGTCGATGAGAGGTAGCATTCCCTTTGTCACAGAAGCATTATATACGAATAGGTTGCGATCTTTCTTTGATATATCTACTTCATCAAAATAATTGACGATCCCATTCCTCGTCTGAAATATCTTGTTCTTCAATACTTCAAAGTTGCGCCTCTTGCCGTGATCACATGTCGAGACATAGGAGGTATGAAAATCTGATAGCGTAAAAATCTTATCGATATGTCCACTGACAGCGAGATCTTCTAGATTGATATCTCCATTACAGAAAGTATCGTGCATCCAGAGAACTTTATGCTTTGCCTTGTTACGCATGTTCTGAAATATAGCACAAGGATATGCAGTCGCTCTATTGAATGCTTCATAATAATGATTTGGGACAAAAGGAACTACAGTTCTGGATGAAATAACAATGTCAAATACATCATTATTAGTAATGCTACCGACTGGTCTGTAAGTTACACCATCATAAATACCTGGACGACTATCATCATCTTGACAAGCATTGAAAACAGTTATAGGAAATCCTAATTTGGCCAGCTCTTTAGAGATGAGAATAACAGCAGATTCGGATCCACCCAAACCTCGTTTTGATAGCGTATCGCCATCATATACAAGCCCAATCAGATCTAAAATAGCAATAGATGGGTATTTCATAACAACCTCACGTAAAACATAAATATGTAGGAATTAATATTATTTATATAGGCATTAAATGGCTCTGATCTTCTATAGTCAAAAGAACACCGGAAATGGTTCTAATACTAATTATACATTAACACAGACAGTAACACAAGCTAATAATATATTAGTTTCTGTTAACGGACTTCTGCAAGTTCCTGGTGTTGATTATACAATTAGTGGAACTGAGATCATCTTTGCCTCTGCTCCATTAGCTAATTTTGACATAGAAGTTCGTTATATCGTTTCTGATGGATACGATGGATCTGTAGGTTTTACAGGTTCTTCAGGGTTTACAGGATCTGCGGGATTTCAAGGTTCTGCAGGTTTCTTAGGTTCAGTGGGATTCTTTGGATCGTCTGGATATCAAGGTTCTCAAGGTGCTGCTGGAACGCCGGGCGGCGATACAGGATATACGGGTTCTGTCGGTTCATTGGGCTATACAGGTTCCATTGGATTTTCAGGATCATTGGGTGGTGTAGGTAAACCTTCAAGGATATCTGTATATACTGCCAATGGTAGCAATACTCAATTTACATTAGCAGAATCAGTAGCAAATACAAACCATATCCTTGTGTTTGTCAATGGTCTAGTCGAAACACCTGATTCTGATTATACAGTAACTAATACTATTATAACATTCTCTACCGCCCCTGTCAACACTTCAATCATAGAAGTAAGATATTTTGATGCGATACAAGGATCTCCTGGATATCAAGGATCCTTAGGAACTGTAGGATATCAAGGATCTGTAGGGTCCGTTGGATATCTAGGATCTGTTGGATATCAGGGATCTGTCGGATACCAGGGATCAAAAGGTGATCCTGGCGGTGCTACAGGTTATACCGGCTCATTGGGTTATACTGGTTCGCAGGGTGCTGGTTTTGCTGGATCGGCGGGTGAAGTAGGTCGCCCATATAAGTTTTCAAGATATACCGGAAACGGAAGCAATACACAGTATACATTATTAGATTCTACTTCTAATGCCGCACATATCATGGTATTTGTTAATGGTATCATAGAGACGCCGGAAACAGATTATACTGTTTCTGGAACGACATTAACACTAAATT